CTGTTATTGTTTCAACAAAAATAATCTTTTTTATTACAACATTTAATTTTCATTCAATTCTAATTGTTCTAATGCCTTGAATATTTGTAAAGAAACTTGAGGAACTATTGCGTTTCCTGCTCCTTTAATTGATTCGGTTCTCCATCTAGGAAAGGTAATTCCGTCCAATTTGGAGGAAAGCCCATCATCTCCATCACAAATTGGGGCTTGAGTTGGGAACTCTTCCCAGTAATTTTGTTCATCAATGGAGTTAATGCTGTTCCCATTTGGCTGCCCTTTTTCCATTTTAGAGTATATTTTTCGCCCTCCGCTGCGTTTGGTGTCGGCAGCATCATTTTTGCAATGGCATCCTCTAAGTTTCCCTTTCCCCTGTCCTTTGATGCATTCCCCCTTGATGCAGCTTCTCTCGGTGTTGGAAGTAGTCCCATTCCTACCATTCTTCCCAAATTCAGGCTGTGGCTGCTCTTTCCGTCCTTTGTTTTCCTTCTTCCTGTTTCCGTTAATTCCGCTTTGCTCGTTGGTTCTTGAGTTGTTGGTGTCGGAAGCATTCCCAATACCGCAAAGTTTTGTAGGTACATAGCCCTTCTTTTCCCTCCGTATTTTTTCTGCCTTTCTTTCGTTTTCTCTATTGTTGTTTCTCTGTTTTGAGCCATTGGAGTAGGCAACAAACCAGATTCTATCTCTTCTGTGGGGAGCTCCGACACTTGCAGCAGGAAGTAATACCGGTTGTACTTCGTACCCTTCATTTTCCAAGTCAGTACACACCTCTTCGAATACCAATCCCCCTGACCAACTAAGTAACCCAGAAACGTTTTCGCCCACGATGTACCTGGGCTTAATCTCTCTAATTGCCCTAAGCATTTCAGGCCAGAGATGTCTCTCATCTTCTTTGCCCTTTCTTTTGCCTGCTGTACTGTAGGGTTGGCAGGGAAATCCTCCGGTGAGGATGTCAATTCGTCCTCTGTGAATAGTGAAATCTGTTTTTGTGATGTCTTCATAACTTATTGCTTTAGGCCAGTAATATTTTAATACGTTTTGTCCAAACTCATTCCATTCGCAGTGAAATACATTTTCCCATCCCATCCATTGGGCTGCTAAATCAAATCCACCTATTCCGCTAAATAATGAGCCGTGTTTCATTTTAACATAAAATTAATCTCTTGTTCAATTTCAGCGTCAACTAATAATTGTTGTGTCTTAGTTAATTTCAATTTTCCATTTTCATCAATGATGCTAATCTCATAATCTATTAACTTTCTGTTAATTATTCTTATTGAATATTTTATGGCCAATTCTCTTGCTTCAGGCACGGCCTCTACCATTTTATCCTCTGATGGAATGAAGATACTATCTACTATATCCCAATCTATCTCAGTATAAAGTTCTTCTATCAAATAGAATCTGCTCAATAGAGCCTTTAATATGCTTGATTTTATTGTTCTCATTGTGCTAATTTTGGTTTCTTAAATAACTTGACGTGGCAAATATACTAATTATGTTTGCATTTACAGCTATCTAAGAAAAATAAATCTCTTCATGCAATTCAAAGTAATAACGTAACATTATCGAATCCCATTCATCTGGAGAACGTCCAATGGCATTCTTAACGTCTTTCTTTCTTATTACTTCCTGCTTTCCCTCTGAGTCGAGGTCCTTCATCTTAACCATTTGCATCTCCTCAGTTGTGATTTCAATAACGTCTGATTTAGTGCAAAGCTCAACTACTTGCCTTTTTTGAATCTTATCAGCCATCTTGATATAGCATTGGCTCTTTAAATTCTTAAATTCCTCTCCGTTTACCGGTCTTGAATTATTAACAAAACCTAGACAACCTAGATAATCCTCTACTCCCCCTCCGACTCCATCAGAATCAACTACCGTTTTTGAGTTTGTTATTCCATACTTTTCTTGAATCCTCTTTGCTTTCTCAACAACTTGATAAACTTTGCTTATCTCCATTACAAATCTTGCAATACATACCCACCCATCCCATACTCTGAATACAGAATTATCCTTGCCTAATCTTGCAGGATCAATGGTTAAAAATCTTTCTCCGGTTTGCTTTATGTGTTGACCATTGAAATAGTCCATGATTGCATCGTAAGAAATCAAAGTATTTGCATCGTCGTCATAATCAAAGTCTCCCTTTACTTGCTTTTGATACTCAACCTCTCGCATCAACCCGGCTTGATAGGCTAATTCTTTCTCTTCAATCCATCTCTTTGCTTCAGGACTAGGATTATCTGAAGGTAAAGCTCTTATAAATACGCTCTCCTTTGATTCAGTTCCTTTCTTAAATGGCATCCAAAACCTCTTATGAACGTGAGTTTTTAAGGGATTAAACACTTCCATAACCTTTCCCATATTTCCATGCTTGATTGTACCATAAGATCCAACTCGCTCAATTATCTTTTCAATTATCTTTAATTCAATGTTTTCAGATTGATCGATGAATGCATTTGAAATCTCTAATGAGCCAAAAGCTGTCGCATCTTTATCGCTTGGACGTAGCTGTAAATTCTTAATTACTATCTCGCTATTTGGCTCATAAAAATTTATCTCATTGCTTTGCTTATTGTGATTGTAGTCGGTTCCTTTAGTGAAGCCAAAATTATCTAAAGCCCTCATAAGAGTTTTAAAGGTGGTTGAATTGAATTGTGTTAAATCCTTTCGGCCCATCAATTGCCTGCTTTGCGGAAATGCGTAACACTCAAACAATGCTGCTAATGCTATCAATGCAGACTTTCCTCCCCTTGCAGCTCCTCCATATCCTATTGATATAGTTTGATTGTCGTTAAGCTTCTCTAAAGCCTCTATTTGTTTTGGATGAAATTTGAATATCGAATCTTGATAAGCGTCATAAAATTGAATAGAACTAAACATCCCCAATTTATAGAGTTCCACATTGGTATGAAATTCATCAATTATCATTCTTTTTCTATTTTTGTAAGTGATTGATTTTAAGTCACAAAGTTACAAAGTTGCACGGGGTGGAGCCAACTTTATTCTAGTCTTTCCTTCTTGCTTTAACTTGGAGCTCAACCAAAGTTGCTAATTCATCCCTAGTAAGCCTGCTTAAATCAATCTTATCATCAACAACCTTTTGTCGGTTATGGACCTCATAGCCGCCTAAATGCTTCATTAGTATATTATTCGCCTGGGCTCTATCGTTCCTATTCTGTAAAGATATTTCATGAACACGATTCAACACTCCCTCCAATGTAACTATCGTTTTATTAGCCGCTGTTAGCCTCAGTTCCTCAACCTTGTTAATTACTTGTTCCCTATTACTGACCGCTACTGTATTACGTTGTAACGTCTCAGGCTTCATATTTTCACTTGAATAAGCTTGTCTGTAAGCCTCTGATTTGTTTCCTGTCTTTACATACACTAAAGCCCACTTCAGCTCCCTTTGAGTGATTTTCCTTATTTTCTTTTTCTTTTTCATAGCCGTTCTTTTAGCCTTGTAAATTTACTCTTAAATATATTGGTTGTTAAATTAAATTAATTGTTTAATTCTTTGGTAAAGTTAAAGTCTCCTACCTTATTACTTTTTCTCACTGCACATCCTGTAAGCCATACAGACACTATCAGAATAATTATTATTGCAATGTTTAGTTTTTGGTTTTTCATTTTTCGTTTTTTAATAAATAATTAATAAAGGTTTATTTTAGCTCTTACCTCTTTTGCATTCTGTTCTAATTCCTGATTTATATCGAACTCCGATACACCTCCCATTCGAGTGGCATACAATCTAAACATATATGCATTGAACCTCTTAGGTAGATTGGTTAGCCTTGATTCCCACTTAACCCTCTCTATGGCCTTATGCAGATATTCGCAATCCTCATACATCTCCAACTCTTCGAGCTGCATTAACAGATACAATGCAGCCCCTATTCCGCTATCGTGAATAATAGTTGATATGTATTTTATTTTGTTGTGCTTCATAATCTCTATTGATCCATGAATGCATTTATTGAATTCTAATTCCACAATTTTATCTTTTGATGAATTATTGAAATCCACTCTTTCAACTCTTATTTCCCTCATGATTACCGTTGTATTATTGTTAGTCTTACTCCTCTTTTAAATCTAATATCTAATTTCTCCTTCTTCAAATTTATGATTTGTTTAATTATTCGCTGCTTCTGATTCTTTGTAATGAATAGTCTCATTAGTTTATCATACCCAATCAAGCTATTGTCATGAGTATTTTTTGAATCAGGATAAAATCTAGCAATAAAGTTCTTGTTAAAGTCTTTTCTTGTTAGCTCTGATAAGTCAATAAAGGAAAATGTATAGTTGTCTTTCATTTTAAATTCCTTTGGTTTGGATCAATATAATCAACCCCTATCCTATTAAAAAATTCTCTTTCGTTAGGCGTTGCTACAGGCTTTCCATTGTATGTTAAATAGCCGCCTTCCATTTTGTAACCCTTATTAACCCAAGCCCTGCCTAATACTTTATGGCTGAACTCTGCACTTCCTGTTCTCATTGCTAGTTGACTGCCCCAGTTACCGTATTCGACGATAAAAATATCAATCTTTATTCCATCAACCATCCTTTGTGCATACTTGCATGGCAAATGACCTTTGCAATGCTCCCAACTGTTAACAATGGAAGCAAAGCCGTTTTCAAACAATCCCACCTCGTAGGGCTTTGGTATTACAACTAATTCAATGTCTTTTACGTGCAATCTCTCTCTCCTAATACTTCCTGCTACTATTATTCTTTCGCAGTGAGGATTTAGTTGCTCAACGCATTTTTTAGCTATTGTAACGGCTTCGCTGTATTCCATTTCTAATCAGATTTATTTGATTGTTTTGATTCCCTTTCCTTCACTTCCTGCTCTTCCCTTTGTATTTGCTTTTCAATTTCCTGCTCAATGTCTAATTGTGGATCTGGCTCAGGAGTTGTTATTTTCCCAGTGAATAAATAATTATAAGCCTCCTTTATTACCACATCGCATAGCTCAATTATCTCCTCCTCATATCCTAATATATCAGAATTTAGATTTATCCCAGGACAGCCGATTGAAAAGCTCCCATATCCAGGAACCTTGATAGAGCCTGTAATAATTATTCTCTTTAATTGGTCCTCTCCGGAATATGATACTCCATTAACTGAGCACCTCTCAACCTGAACAACTTTTTCATCTAATACAGCCTGAATTAACTTTAAATCCTTCTTATCAATTAAACTATACACTCCATTTAATCCTTGATTCAATCCAATTCGATCAGCAAAATATGGTATTAAGTTGTCTAATGACTCTACTAAGTCAGGATGAGGCTTATCCTTTACCTCGTCTATATGCCTGCCACCAGACGAATGTTTTTCAACCCACATAACATCAGCTCCATACTCTTTAAGCTTTATTTTTTTCATTTCAAAATCTTCAAATGCGATTTTTCTTTTTCTTTGTAACTCTTTAGCTTTTGCCATTTCTATAATTGATTTATTTGATTTACTAATTGATTTATTTTCTCCTTTGATGCTTTTGATTTGAATTTAAAATTTTCAATTGACGAGGTTAATACGATTTTCAAAGACTTCATTTTTATAATATCGCTTGAACTATCCATCCTTTCCTGATCTTCTTTCTCTTTATTCAAGGCCGCTATTCTCTCGTCTTCCTTTTCTTGAATGATTGCCTCAGCTCTTTGCTTTGCATCTCTCTCAGCCTTTAATTCAGCCTCCTTTTTCAAATTCTCTTCATCTCTCTTTAACTGATCTGCCTTATCTTTATCTTCTCTCTCGGCTGCTTCTTTTCTTAGCTTCTCATTCTCTAGCCTTTGATCTTCTTTTAATTTTTCCTCATTAGCCTTTTCCTCGTGAAGTACATTAATCAAATCGGTATAGGATGAATCGCTCATTATTCCTAAATGGTTTTCTGGAACAGCATCATTTGCCTTATTGTGAAATCTGTAGTAATCATTGTTAATTAGATACTCCCTTCTCTCATCGTGTAGCTTTCGAATCTTTTCAAGCTCAGCATTTTCTTTTTCAATCTTCTCTTGTTCT